TATATTAGAAGATTTGGCAGAACTGAAAATCCATTGTTCATCATCTTCATTGAAAATTTTAACTATATCTATATCACCACTGAACCCATCTGTATTAATTTCTGATTTGCAAGAATAAAGGTGATAATAATTACCACTAAACATACTACCCACCGGAGACATTTTAAAAGGTATATAATCCTTTATACATTTGAATTTACCTAAGTATTTAGTATCTTTCTTTTCATCCATTTAATAAGTAATTAATTTTAATATTTCTATTAATATATTTAGTAAAATCTTTAAATAATTCATGACCTCCAAAATAATCGGTTTTATGGATACCAATGAATTCATTATTGTCATCCATTATATAATAATATTTACAATCCTTGTTCTTTAGTAATTGATATACCTTGCCTTTTGTTAGATATTCATACTTATTTTCTATATAAACAACTTTCATTATTATTTTTTGTGTATAATTTTCTGAACCTTGCCAATAAGAGACACTCCTAATACCATTGGGTCTAATGTATCAGGTAGCATATCAGAGTATTCAGTTACAACATCTACAATATCTTCCATTTTATCCAATAGTTCTGAATCTTGTTCTATTGCATATTCGATAAATGGTCGACCTAATAAATAAACCACATCAACTATATTTTCTGGTCCGAATGTTGATATAACAAAATTATATGTATCATGAAAATTGGTGTGTTTCATCATATGCTCGAATAACTCGCCTTTCAATTTAGTTTGAAATGCAGCAGAGTCAAAATTAACCTCACCAGTTTCTTTAATGTGCTGTACAATATTGACCATTTGTCTCATGTCCGGGAAATTTCTATTGACAAGAGTTACAATATCATTTATTTCAATTTTAACTTTTTCTGTTTCTAATATGTGTTTCAACCTTTTTGCGTATTCTTTTTTAAGAAAAGTAATTTCATCTTGATTCTTCGGATTAAAATCTATAGAAACAAATCTTGAAAGAACACCAGGCGTAACTTTATTTATATGATTGGTTGTAGCAAGGAATCTAACATTTTGTTCGTACTCATCCATAAACCCCTTTAATGCATCTTGATACTGTGCTGATGTTCTTTCAATTTCATCTAAGAAAACAATTTTCATTTTATCCGGATTATCAAACATAGACATTTTACTGCAAAATTCTTCAACATCATATCTAAGTGTATCAATAGATGTGTGTAACGAAGCGTTGAATCTTATACTTGGGTTGTCTTTTATTAATATTTTAGATAATGCCGTCTTGCCCATACCATAACCACCATAAAATATCATATTATTCTTTATTCCATTATCAATTGATTTTCGAATTCTTGGTAGAAGAATAATCTCCTTCATTCTTTTAGGTCGATACTTCTTCCAGAATAATTGTTCCATAATAGTTATAATTAAAAATTGTAAACAGTTTGTTTTAATATATAATGTAAAATATTCGAAAAGTTTAATAAATGGCTAAGAAAAAAACAACAGATGAGTTTATACAAGATGCTAAAAAAATACATGTAAATAAATATGATTATAGTTTGGTGGAATATAAAGGTAATAGAATTAAAGTTAATATAATATGTAAGAAGCATGGCGTGTTTCAACAGATGCCTAAAAAACATTTAATGGGTAAAGGTTGTTTAAGTTGTGGTAATGAAAAGAGAAGAAGTGATAATAAAATATTTAAACATAAATCAAGCAAAATACATAATAATAAATATGATTACTCATTGTGTGATTATTTAAATTCACATACTAAGGTCGAAATAATATGTGAAAAACATGGAATTTTCGAACAAACACCTAATAGTCATCTATCAGGAAGTGGATGCCCAAAGTGCTATGGTCATGAAAAATATAATATCGAAACATTCAAGAAAATTTGTAATGAGTTACATGGTAATAAATATGATTACTCATTATGCGATTATAAAAATAATTATACAAAAATTGATATATTATGTAAAAAACATGGNATTTTTAGTCAAATGCCAAAAAACCATNTTAATAAAAAATACGGATGTCCTAAATGCTCCAATAAATCAAAAGGTGAAAAAAAAATAGTAAAAACATTAAAAAATAATAATAAAACATTTAATACACAAAAGTCATTTGATAGTTGTGCAGATAGTAAAAAACTTAGATTTGACTTTTATTTACCAAATTATAATATGTGTATCGAATATGATGGCATACAACATTTTGAGTCAATTGAATTTTTTGGTGGTCTAAAAGCATTTAATAATTTAAAAAGAAGAGATAATATTAAAAATAAATATTGCAAAGATAATAATATAAAATTGTTGAGAATACCGTACTGGGATTTTAATAATATAGAAAAAATAATAAAAAAAGAATTATGCCTATAGATAATAAATTTAATTATGATGATACTTTTTACAGAGATTTATCTGTTTGTTTATTAGCAACTTTGGAAAATAAGATTTCATGGGTAAACCGATTTGCATCTGGTCCAATTGATGTAATTGCTCCTATTTATTATTCAATGACTGGTAATGAAGATTTCTTAATGGATTCATTCCAATCTGATATAGCCAGTGATGCACAACCATTAGAGATAAATACAGATTCTTACCCCCGAGGTCATATAACTTTAAAATCTTGGAGAATTAAAAGCGATGAATTCGCCAATCCGAATCAGTGGTTACGTATGGTTATTGAAGATGAGGTTGAAATTAAGAAAGTATTAACTAAAATTAGAGCACTTCCTATAACAGCTAATTATGAATTAACTTTATTGGTAAATAGTGAAATCGACACATTTAAAGCTTCTCAGGCTATTATGGATACATTATGGATATATAAACATATGTATTTTGAATATAATTTTATGTATATTGATGCATTAACTATAGTTCCTGATGATTCAGAAGTAACTATTAACCGTGAAAAGAATCTTAATTCTGATGATTCTATACAATTAACTATTAGCTTTGAGGTACACACATACTATCCAGCGTTCAATAAAGAACATGTTATTGAGCGACCAACAGGAGTAGTATGGAGTAGCCAAATACATAGTGCTAATAAAAGATTGTAAAAAACTGTAAAAAGACAAAATAGGTAAATAAAATAATATATATACTATATAAAAAATAATCTCGTTATCAAATGAAGAATTTGAAAAAAGAATTGTTCGACTTTAAAAAGAATTTAACTTTCGAACAAGATGATATTACAAAAATAATTGAAGCTCACTTCACAGAATGTGATAATCAATCAGAAAAAGCAATTATACAATCATTAAACGAAAGATTGAATCCATATACTTATGACAAAGACGTTAAAGCATTATTGGAAAATCTTAATACTGAAATGGTTAATTTCGAACTTTTATATAATCTTAAAGATTTACATAAAATGGTAGAAAAGAGAAATTTAGGTGGTTCTATGTACAGACAACCATTAAACGTATTATTACAAATTATTAATATGTCTTCAGATGAAGATAGAATGACAAAGATTCTTAATGAATTATGTATTTACGACTGGGTACCTGAAATTAAAGTATTTATTCATAACTTAACTAAAAACCCTGAGCAAAAAGCCAACCTTTTAAATGGTGGTAATGGTGAAACAGTTTTTACAATAGTTGAAGCAGTTGAAGAAGGTCATATAGCTTATATCAGAGATTCTTGGTTTTTATTAAAAGAAGATTCTATCGAAAAGACCTTAGTTGAAACTCATGTTAAAGATGATGCTAAATTGAGAACTTTGCGTTCTTTACAAACTGCTTTAGAATATTCTACTATTACTGAAGATAGAATTGATTTCAAAATTAATGAAAATTTAGTAATTGGATTATCTACTAAAGAATCAGGAACTACATTTATTAATGAAGAGAAAACTAATAAAGAAACTACATTAGAGAATTTATTTCAATCTCCAATTATTCCAATTGTTAATAAGAATTTCTATCCTTTAATTATGGAAGTTTCTAATAATATGGATAAATTCGTAGAATTAGATGTTGTTAAAAAGATAACTAACTTAGCTAATCCTTTTGTTGATATTTATGCTGTTAATTATAAAGATAATATTTATACTTATAGATGTGATACAAGATATGGTAATTCATTCTTCAAGTATGAATCAGCTACGGAACTTATCGATGATATTAGAAATGAAATGAATTACGATTTAACTTATTTCTATGAAGATAAATTATCTAAAGAAGTTAAAGTTAAGAAACAATTAGAAGACAAAGAGAGAGAAATTCAATTAAATATTGAAGATATTGACAAAAATATCGATAAAGTTGAAGCAAACATTAAAATGATGGGTGAATCTGAAGTACTTTCTAAAGCACTTGATATGTTATTAATTAAGCGTACTACAATGAACGAAGAATTAATGGCTGTTAAAGAGCTAAAATACAACGAGGTTGTTCAAAATTAATATTTTGATTAATCATAATAACTTTAAGGTGTAATTTTCATTACGCCTTTTTGTTATATTTAAACTTTTTAATAAAATTACACTATAACAATTAGAAAATTAAAATTTATATTTGATAATATCAAATATAAATTTTAAAATTCAAAAAAACAAAAAAAACCAAATAAATTATGTATTTATCAAATAAAGAACTTTATGTCGAGATTATAATATCAAAAGCACAAGGAAAATTAACAAGAAGAGCACAAGGAATGTTAGAATTGCTTGGTAAGAAGGCAATTAAAAAAATGAGATATTGGAACAATGATGATAAACTTGATTGTCTGCAATCCGGTTTATTGGATATGTTTGATAACTGGTATAACTTCAATGAAGAGAAAAGTAATAATGCCTTTGCATACTTCACAGAAGTATTCAAAAGGGGCATGGCAAAGGGATTTAATAGCATTCACAAACGAAAAGGCTCAGACGATAATTACCCAATAAAAATGTTTAGCATCGATTCATCTAATGAAGGTAAAGGTATGCACAATATTTAAACCTTTACATTATTATTATATATAAATAAAAATATGAATAATGAAGAGAGAGTAATATTAGATGATGTCTTATGGGCAGAGAGAGTAATTAAGAAATATATTAGCTTATATAATAATATAATAACATTCAATAGCAGCTTCGGCGATATAACATTTAAACAAAAAATTTATAATTATTATAATGGTATTAAAGTTCCTCCAAATTGTAAAATGTGTGAGAATTTAGTTAATTTTCATAATAAAAAATATAATACTTATTGTTCAAATAAATGTACATCAAATGATGTTGATGTAAATAATAAAAGGAGGAAAACTTTCGAAGAAACCATGTTAAAAAAATATGGCGTTAAATCACCATTTAAAATACCTGGTATTAAGGAGAATATATTAAAAAAAAACATAAAAAAGTGGGGAGTTGATATTCCATCTAAATCTAAATATATCAAAGATAAAATAAGTAAAACTAAATTATCTAAAAGTGATGAAGAGAATACGATAATAAACGATAAAAGGTCTAAAACTAATTTAGAAAAGTGGGGAGTTGAAAATGTGGCTAAATCTGAGTATATAAAGGAATTAACGGTATTATCTAATTTAAAAAAATGGGGAGTTGAATACCCAATACAATTACAGAATATTGTAGATAAAAGAAGAAATAATTATTATGAAAAGCACGGTGTTGAACACCATTTTCAAGTTGAATCTATATTAAATAAAATGCAACTTAAAAGAAAAGAAACTATTCATAATAATTACTTGGATAGTATATCACATTTAAATTTAAATATCATAAACTATAAAGATAAGGAAATAGAGATAATTTGTGAAAAATGTGCATCGAACTATACAATACCTATTTATTTATTATATCAGCGATGTAAAAATAATATGACTCTATGTACACATTGTAATCCACTAGATGTTAAATCTTCATCACACGAAAAGGAAATTATAGAATTTTTTGAGGAAAATAACATTAGTAATATTATAATAAATGATAGAAAAATATTAGAAGGTAAAGAATTAGATATTTATCTACCTGATTATGATTTAGCCATAGAGTTAAATGGTACGTATTGGCACTCTGAGATATATAAAGATGTATTATATCATTTGTCTAAAACCGAAAAGTGTCAGGAATCGGGTATAAATTTAATACATATTTTTCAAGATGATTGGCTATATAAAAGTCATATTATCAAATCCATAATAAGAAATAAATTAGGCTTAATCGATACTAAAATATTTGCTAGGAAATGTGAAATTAAAGAAGTTAGTAGTAAAGACTCCAGGGAATTTTTAGATAACAATCACATACAAGGCTTCGCTAAATCTAAATACAAGATAGGGTTATATTATAATAATGAATTGGTAAGTCTTATGACATTTGGCTACAGAATGACTAATTCTAAAAAAGAATTTGAATTGATACGCTTTTGTAATAAAATAAACACCAATATTATTGGTAGTGCATCTAAATTATTTAAATATTTTATAAGAAATAATAACTATGAATCAATTATATCATATGCAGACGTTTCTATGTTTGATGGTAATTTATATAAAATATTAGGTTTTAATTATGTGCATAGAAGTAAACCGAATTATTATTGGGTAGTTGATGGTATTAGGAGACATAGATTCAATTATAATAAGAAGAAATTAATTAAAGAAGGGTTTGATGAAAATATGACCGAAGTCGAAATAATGCACGAAAGAGGTTATTATAGAATATGGGGCTGTGGTCAAGATAAATATATTTTTAACAGTTAATTTTGTCTATAATAACTTTTTAATATCTTTAAAGACTTCCTCTATATAACGATTACCATCTATTTCAAAATATTTACCTTGATTTTGATAGTAAGCAGTCACTGGGTCAGTGATTTCCCAGTAGTTAGCCATTCTATCTCTAATGATTGACTCATCAGCATCATCTTCTCTACCGGACGTCTCTCCACGCTTTAAAAGACGTTTCACGAGTTCTTCTTCATCGCACTTCAGATAGATAGCCATATCGACTGTAACGAAGCCATCTAAGTCAATAGCTTGTTGTACACTTCTTGGATATCCATCGAACACTATACCAGTTTCTTTATCAAAAACAATTTCATCACTAAGTCCTTCTATTTCTTTACCAATTATATCAGTGATTGTTTTATCAGGAACTAAATTACCTTTATCAATTATAGAAGCAATTTCATCACCAATTTTTGAACCAGAATTCTTTTCCTTTCTAAGTAAATCACCAGCGATGATACTCATATAACCACCTTGTTCTAATATTAATTTGGACATTGTGCCCTTACCACTACCTGGTGCGCCTGTTATAACAATATGCTTCATATTTTATAAATTTTAATTTTATACCACTTTATAGAGTTTCATAAATTTTATATATAAAAATAAAGAAAAAGTTTATATGTTTAATAGAAAATGCCCAATCAATTCTTTATCCCAACTATTATCAAAACGAGGATTTACAATTTCTTTTTCACTTACTCCGAATTTATCTTTTCTATAAGCTATTTCTTTTTTGTAAATCCTCTCATATAAAATGTATAATAAATCTATATCAATAACTTCTGACATATTAGCAAATAGTATCAATTAATTTCTCAACTGCCACATAAGGATTAACATTTGAAGAAGGTCTTCTATCTTCAATGTATCCTTTAGTTATTGTATCATTAATGCTATATGGTATTCTAATAGATGCTGTTCTATCACCAATGCCCCATTTAAATTCATCGTGAGAGGCTGTTTCATTTGAACCAGTTAACCTATCTTTATTCCCAATACCATAGACTGCCATATGCTCTTCGTGTTTAGTTGATAATTTTTCACAAGACTCAATAGCAAGTTCTTTTTTACGACCTATATTATCTCTCATCTCGTTAGTTGAGAAATTAATATGCATACCCGAACCATTCCACTCATCACCTTTAAATGGTTTTGGTTCTATGTTTATGTAATAATTATACTTCTCTGCTAATCGGTATAATAAATATCTTGAAATCCATAAGTCATCACAACCATCTAAAGCAGGTACTGGACCAATTTGATATTCCCATTGACCAAGCATAACTTCTGCGTTAGTGCCACCTATTTTAAGATTTAAAGCTAAACAAAGATTTAAATGCTCTTCAACAAAATCTCTACCGGCTACATAATTACCACCAACACCACAATAATATTGACCTTGTTTTTCTGGAAAAGAATTAAGACCATCAGGCCAACCTAAAGGTCTGTGAGTTTTGTTATTATAAATAATATACTCTTGTTCAAACCCATACCAAGTATCTTTATCTTTAGCATCAACCGTTTTTTGTAGTTTACTTCTGTGATTAGTATAATGTGCTGTTCCATCAGAATTATAAACCTCACATAAAACTAATATACCACCGTCTATAGGATTTATATAAGTTTTAATAGGTTTTAAATTCATTTCCGAATTATCACACTCTGCTTGTTTTGTGGATGAACCATCGTAGTTCCAATTAGGCACCTTATCGAAATTTAAATATTTTTCTTTTGTGTCTATAATTTTTGTTTTCGAACGAAGTAATTGAACTTCATTACCATCTAACCAAATGTATTCTGCTCTTAATGGCATATATTTTATATTATTTTTCTATTATAGTCTTTTTTTATTGAAATGTTTTGTTTATATTTGTATATTAAATATAATTTTATGAAAACAACTTGTGGTATATTTTTATTCAATCGGGAAGGTAAGATTTTAGTAGGACATCCTACTAATAGTCCTGATTACATTTGGTCGGTTCCTAAAGGACTTAAAGACCCTGGTGAAGATGATTTCACTGCGGCTATAAGAGAATTGCATGAAGAAACTAATATATCTGTTAAGGATATTGGTGAATTTTCAGTAAAGTATTTAGGTGAATTTAAATATTCAAATAAAAAAAAGAAAATATCTGCATTTAGTATAGTGACTGATTACGATTTTTCAGAATACGATATAAAATGTGAAAGTATGGTTACACATACAAGTGGTGATGATTTCCCAGAGATAGATGCGTTTAAATGGGTGACTATAGAAGAAGCTTTACCTATATTAAATGTTTCACAAATTTTGGCTATTCGAAGATTAGAAGAATTAAAAAACAATGTTGTATAAGTATGAACATACAAAACACGAAAGACTGCGAAGTTGGAGAAGATACCAACAAGAACGAGTTGTTAAAAATAGACTAACCAACAACTCTTCTTGGCACTGGTGGTTATTTAATTCATTTGAAACCGGTGGTGTGAAATATGGTAGATGCACTTGGGTAGATTTATTATCAGACCAAGTTGCCTACAAGTCAAGAACTTCTCACTCTTATGCTAAATCAGGATGGGATTATGAAAATAAATACGACAGAACAAAATATAAAAAACAAACGAAAAGGTTACTCTGGGAAGAAGGTATCGACTAATGAAAAATTATTAGTTGATTACTTAAACGGAGATATTACCGAAGGTGAATCTAATCACTATTATATTCATAATAATATTGTATTTGGTAAATCTAAAGGAGCAAAAATATTTTTATTCTATAAAGAAGATGATAATATCTTCTATCGATTTGCAGAAAATAATAGAAAATTCACTAAAGTAGTTTTACCATTAATACCGAAATATAAATATACTCTATATTTATTGGATAGACAAGTAATGCTTAAAAAAGTAAGAAAGAACATCTTTGAGAAGTTAGACACTTTTGATATGTTACACACAATCATTTCTATTTATGTCAATGATGATTATTACTCAATAATTAATAATTCTGGTTATGATTTTTTAGAAATCTTATTTCATCAAGTAAAGGTATTTGATTGTGAAGATGAGTTATTTTCTGAAAAGATGACTAAGATAATAAATAGAATCACAGAAGATAAAGAAAACCCAGATTATTATTGGGCTTATGGTATGGAAGTGCCAACTATACCAACCCCTGAACCTTACTTAGATTTAAGACCCGAACATTTAAAAAGAGCTTACAAGATTAATTGCCTAATCTCTTAATATAAGCTTCCGTCATAATAATAAATTTAATACCCTTCGTTTCACAAAAACTAATTGCGTGTTCCCACTTATACATATTTGAATTATAAAGATTCATTGCATATTCAAAATTCTCTAACTGCTTTCTCGTTGCATTTGTATTCGGAGCTTTTGGTGGAATTGTTTCCGCATATGGTTTTACTTCCATAACAACTTCTTGAATACTACCATCATCTCTCAATCTCTTATACCAAAAATCTGGGTAATAAGTATGTTCAGTTGTTTTATAATCCATTATACCATCTTTGGCTTTCTTAACAGATGTTTTCTTATAAGGTATTCGAACGCACTCACATCCCCATTGTATAATTTTTTCATTAGTATCAAGATACATACAAACTTTATATTCCCAAGAACTTCTGTAGTAGATTCCACCTTGTGAGTTTAATTTCAATACTTTGTCTGTATTAGTAGGAATAAAATTACCTTGTCGATACTTCGATGTGCCATCTTTCTTTTTCGGATTGTTTGGTTTGTTATTAATCATACAATTATATATCAAAATATGACGCTCCATTTAATATATAACTTATGAAAAACTTAAAATCACAAAAAGTATAATGGGAGCATTAAACGATAGAATAGAAGCAGAAGCTAAGAGAGATATACCTTTGTATTACAAAAAGAATACTCAGAAGCTATACAACCTTTATCTGAGACCGGATAAATATGTTGACCCAATTAATACACATCAAATTTCACAAGGTAAATTTTATTTCTTTATGTACCACGATGAATCAAATTGGATGCAATACTCACCAGTTTTATTTGTTGACTTCAAGAAATTTGATAATCAACTTATAGGATATGCAATCAATTTTAATTTTATACCACTTGAAATACGTTCTGGTATGTTAGACAAGATTTTAAAGGATTTAGAAGACGATAATCAATTATCGTGGCTCACATTCGAGAAAGCATATAAAATGCTATTAAAAGTAGGATATGAATACGCATTAGTTGAATATGATACTAAGAGATTAGAGCGTGTGTATAAAATTGATTTAGAGATACTACCAGAGTTTTTATATTCATCATACCCAAAAAATAAATATGACCCTCAAAAGTTGTATTCTATATGGCTTAAGAAATTGGAAACAAGAGAGCTTAGACATCAAGAAATAATTCAAACAACTGTAAGTGAATTGTTTGATATTACGGAAGAAATTAATGAAAGTTATGAAGCTTTAAAGGGTCATATACAAAGACTACAGAGGAATATTAAAC